GATTGGTGGAGACTACGTACGTTTCAGATATGGATCTCCTGAAAAAATAGGTGGTTGGTCTCAATTGGGATCTATTACTTTGACTGGAAGAAACACAGCATTACACCATTTTGTTAATTCTGATGGGATTAAATACGCTGCATTAGGTACTAACAGAATTTTATATGTCTATTCAGGAGGTGCTTTTTATGATATAACTCCTCTTAAAAGTACAAATACTTTAACTAGTGCATTCACAACAACACAAAGCGATGCCACAGTCACGATTACATTTGCATCTGATCACAATATTTCTAAGTACGATATTATTCTTTTGGATAATTTTACCACTATTACTAATTCTGATTTTAGTTCTAGTGATTTTGATGATAAGGTATTCATGGTGGCAACAGTTCCTTCTTCAACGACGATTACAGTTGAAATGGGATCTAATGAATCAGGATCTGGAGCATCCACATCAGGTGGAATAAGAGTCAAACATTATTATAAAATAGGACCTGCAGTTGAAGAGTCAGCTGCCGGTTGGGGACTAGGATTATGGGGTGGTACTGCATTAGGTGCAGGAACGTCAACTTTAGATGGAGCTTTAACTTCAGGTTCATCAAGTATCGTACTAGCAGATTCAGGATCATTTCCTTCTTCTGGAACTGTCGTAATAGATAGTGAAAGAATTGTTTATACTGCAAATGATACTTCAACAGAAACTTTATCAGGATTAACAAGAGGATCAGATAACACAACAGCTGCATCACACTCTGATGGAGCAACAGTTACTGATGCATCAGATTATACAAAATGGGGTGCATCGCAAACAGGTGACATTATAACTGCACCTGGATTATGGCATCTAGATAATTTTGGTAATAAACTTATTGCAACAATTTCAAATGGGGCTACTTTTGAATGGAATTCTAACGCAACGGGTGCAACATCAACTAGAGCAACACTTATATCCGGTGCACCAACAGCAACACAATTTACTTTAGTTTCTACACCGGATAGGCACTTAATTGCTTTTGGAACAGAAACTACAATTGGAACTACAAGTACACAGGATGACATGTATATTAGATGGTCCTCCCAAGAATCTTTAACGACTTGGACTCCAACTTCGACGAATACTGCTGGTACTCAAAGACTTGCAGATGGTACAAGAATTGTTGGAGCAATAAGAGGTAGAGATGCAATTTATATTTGGACAGACACTTCCATGTTTATTATGAGATTTGTTGGTCCACCTTTTACTTTCTCTTTCCAACAGGTGGGTACAAACTGTGGACTTATCGGACAGAATGCTGCAGTTGAGGTGGATGGTTCTGCATACTGGATGGGAGAAAATGGTTTCTTTAGATATACAGGTAGATTAGAATCTTTACCGTGCTTGGTTGAAGATTATATATATGATGATTTAGCAACTGTTCCTAGACAACATATTTTTGCAGGATTAAATAATCTATTTGGCGAAGTTACATGGTTTTATCCGGGTAGTGGAGCTGCATCTAATAATAGATCTGTTACTTATAACTATATGGATTCTTCAGCAGAAAGACCGGTATGGACTACAAGTTCTTTAGCTAGATCATCCTGGTTTGATTCATCCATTTTTGGTAAACCACATGGAACTGAGTATGATAGTGATGCAACAAGTGATTCAACAGTTGGCAATACAGATGGTGTTACAACTTATTTTGAACATGAAACTGGAACTAATCAAGTTAAAGCTGGTACAACTTCAGCAATTGCTGCAAACATTGAATCAGGAGATTTTGATTTAGACCAAAAAGGTTTAGGAGGAGACGGAGAATTTATGTTAAAAATTAGAAGAGTTATACCTGATTTTTTAACTCAGACAGGAGATGCAAGAGTGACTTTGAATTTAAAAAACTATCCAACGGATGCACAGGCGAGTTCATCTTTAGGTCCTTTTACAACTACAACATCAACGACTAAAATAGACACACGTGCAAGAGCTCGTGCTATATCTTTAAAAGTAGATAACACTAGTACTACTCAGCACTGGAAATTAGGAACTTTTAGACTGGATATACAACCGGATGGAAGAAGATAATGGCTAGAATTGTACAATCATTAACACAACCACTACCGGAATATGATCAACAGATACAACAATCATTTGTTAGAGACGTAGATAGTGTAGTGCAAAAATTAAATACATCTTTTCAACAAGATTTAAAAGATGAATCAGAAGCGGAGGCTTTCTTTTTAGCATAATGGCAAATAGTTTCGTAAATAAAAAAGTAGATTTGACAAGCACCAGTGCAACAACCTTGTATACTGTGCCTGCTTATGCTACAGCTGTTATTAAATCGATTTTAGTATCGGAAGATTCAGGAAATGCAGATACAATAACAATTACATTAACCGATACAGATGACGCTGTTTTTAGTCTTTTTAAGACTAAAGCTATATCGGCTAATGCAACATCAGAACTGCTATCAGCACCTATAGTCGCCAAGGAGAGCGAAGTAATTAAGGTGACTGCAGCTACTGCAAATAGACTACATGTCGTACTTTCGGCTTTAGAAATTAAGCCTAGAGATGTAACATAAGCTTGATTTATTAATATAAATTGAGTAAGTATATAAACTCAGGTGAAATCCCTGCCTTTAACAATTAATAACATTATGAACAGATCAAGAATGCGAAGACAATTATATTCAGGCGGTGGAATCACCAGTGTACCAAGAGTAAATTTTGGACTAGGTTCTGAGTGGCAAGAATTTAAAGATAAAGTAATAGGTAGAACTAGAAAATTAATCCCAAATGAATTAGCAGATGTTGCAAGTAAAGCAGCACCGTTTGTTGCACCATTTTATCCAGGTATTGCAGGATTGATGAGAGGTATAGGCAGATTAGATAAAAGAGGAAGTTTATCCGATGCTCTTAAACAGGGTCTATTAACTTATGGCTTTGGTAAAGGTGTTGGAAAATTAGGTGGGGCATCAGGTTCAGAAATGGGAAATGTTTTTGGACGTCAAACATATACTCCAGAAGGTTTTCAAGAAAGAGGTTTAGGAAGATTATTTAGTAGAGGCGAGACTCCGGTTAGAGAGGCTCCAGTTAAAGCAGAAGGAATATCCCCAGAAATGGATTTCACAAATGAATTTAAAGGTGTGCCAGGTTTTGAAGGAACAGTACCAACAAGCGGTGACCCATCTTCTCTTAAAAACATTTGGAATAAATTTCAGAGTTTACCTGCAGAAGCAAGAGCAGCAATCGTTGGTGTTGGCTCTGGTGCAATAGCAGGTATTGCTCAATGGTTTGAAAATCAAATACCACAAGAAGAAGGTGAGAGTATAGAAGAATATTTAGCAAGAAGAAAAGTAGCTGTTGGAAAATTAATGAGAGAGTATATGGATAATACTCGTGCTTATGATGCAGAATGGACATCTATGACAGATCAACAAAAAGATGAAACAATAGCAAACTTTAATTACAATCAAGGTGGAAGAGTTGGATATCAAACAGGTGGTATTAGCATGGCTAATACACTTGCACAGAATATTGCAGCTAACCAAGCGCAAGCAGCTCAAGTTAATAAAATTATACAACAGGCAAGAACTAAATTACCCGGTGCTTCTGGAGCACAAACAACTTCAGCTCCTCAAACTACTTCCGGAATAACAACAATTCCTACAGTACAGACAGCAGGAGTGGCTGCACCTACAGTACAGACAGCAGGAGTGGCTGCACCTGTAACACAAACTACATCTGGAGTACCTTCTAATTTTGTTGGATTTAGCACTCCAGGAGCACCCCCACCACTAGGATCTTTTCAAGATCCATTACTTGCTAGATATGGAATTAAACAAGCAGATTACTCTAAAATGACTCCAGATGAACAAGATAAACTTTGGAGAAAAATAGATTATGCAGATAAGTATGGAGGAGAGCTTGCGACTACGTATAACATTTTACAAGAAAGAGGAATTGATCCTAGTAAATATAGAACTACTTCATCCTCCGGTTATCCTGAATACGATCGTCTAGGTATAATGGAAGCTATGTTAAGATCAGATGTGGATGAATTATATGGTGAATGGCCAGGCCATGGAAAAACTATAACAGGGCAAGAAACTTTTGATGAACTTCTTGGTCTGGACGACTATTGGAAACAGTTCCGTTATAATCAAGGGGGTAGAGTCGGTTTATATGGTGGCGGAGAAGCAGAAGATAGACTTCAAACAGATGCATCGGATATTACTTATGAAGGTAATATGAGAATGGCTTCTGATATATTAGGAGATGAAAGTGGAGATATTGCGAATGAATTATGGGGCAGAATGTCCAATGAAGAAAGAAGAGAATGGGGAAGTATTGAAAATTATATGAAAAGTGATGATTTTCAAACTATATTAATTAATTTACAAACTAAAAGACAAGCACCACAAGGTATACAAATGGCAGCTCAAGGCGGAAGAATTGGGTATTCTGAAGGAACGACTTTTGAAAAATGGTTACAAGGTAAACAAAAATTTGATCTAGAACAAACAAGAGAACAACTTTATAGACAATATTTAGAAGATATGCGTAGACAAAAAGTTGCTGAACAAAAACAAATGGCAGCTCAAGGCGGAAGAATTGGGTATAGATTTGGACATGGACCAGCGGGCATACCAGGAATACCAAGAATGGCACCAGATGGAATGGAATATGATATGAGTCAAAACGGTGGCTTCCAGCCGCTAGGTGCTAAAGAAGGTAAAGATGATGTCAAAGCGAATTTAGCAAAGAACGAATTTGTCTTCACTGCTGATGCTGTAAGAGGCGCAGGTGGAGGAGATATTGAACTAGGAGCACAGAGAATGTATGATACAATGA